AATTTACGTTCTACTTGTTTGACCCAACCACTAACATCACTTGAACCAATTTCTTCAACATCACCAACAAAATCTACAACGTCATCAATTGCTTGATTGATTGCTACAGGTCCATACTTCTTTAACAAGTCAATACGTTGATTTATGATTCTACGAGTAATAGCACTTGCTACTGGATTGTGTTCTTCATCTTCCGATTCTTCTAAATCAAATGCTTTTAAATTATTAGCATCTGTTCTTACATTGTGGCCTAATGTTTCAGCACCAGGGGCTTCTGTTAAACTATCAGCCCATTCACTTAACTCACCAACTTCTTTCATCTCTGCTACTTTCTTCTGTAGCTTATTCAATATTGGCATTACACTTTCAATGCGTGGGTCTAATGTTTCTTGCACAAATAATTCATTCAAGTTATTTTCTTCAACTTCGTCTTCCATCAATGACGGTGTCCAGCTTTCAAAATATGTGTTGTACCCACGATGACCAGTCATTCTGCTTAATGTTTCACGTAGACCTTGATAGTGATTGATACCTTCATTCACTAGTCGTTGTGCAGATTCATTGAACTGACCATTACGTGTAGCACGAACGAATGCACCCATCTTTTGATATTCTTCTACTAAACTTGTAACGTGATTCCAACGCTCACCGTGTGGCTTATCACCTTCAGCAATCAATCGACCATATACACGTGCTACGCCTGGCTTGATAGTTGGAGCTAAGAATCTTTCACCTTCACTATTCTCTAAAAAGATTTTAGCAATATTACGATAACGTTGCTCACCTTCTTCAATTTGACGAGTGTGTTGTATCACAATTTTTACATTTGGAACAGCATCATTGTAGCTTGCTTTTTTACCCATTGGGTAGTAACCTTCAGATATTCTTTCTTGCTTTTTCATATATTCCCTTTTTGCCATATCGTGTTTCAAATGGTCAATATTCTTTAATTCAAAACTTAATTGATATTTCTGTGCGAAACGCTTCAATTGATTTAATACTTTATACCAAGACTCATCTTCCCCGTGAGTTTCTTCTTTCTCACTATTAGCTACTTCATCACTAAAGTATACACATAACTTATGTAATCCATCAATGGAGATGGTTACTTTACCGTAATCCTCTCCGTCTTTGATAAAGTTAAATTGAAATACTTCTGCTTCTTCAGGAGTAGGAATTTCCTTACCTGAGGTGTCAAGCATAGTAGGATCAAACCCTTTACTGTGTAAAAGGTTGAATAATGAACGGTTTAATGATTCTGAATTTTTTGGCATAATGTATTTATCTAACTTTAACCCATAACAGCATAGAAGGGCAACGGCATTATAACTTCATTGTGGTCACGAATTTGATTCTCTAAGTCATAATGATAGTCACTTAACTGCTGTAGCATACGTGTTACTAACAAACTAGCCATAATCAAGTCGTCGGTGTCACCTACCTTAGCGGCATAACTACCACCGTGTGCCACAAACGCTTTTAATTCACTTATAAGACTGCGACTATTTACAGTCATTTTCTTGCTTTCAACTAGTGTTTTGAACTTAGCACAACTTGCTAGCTTGCTTTTATTGGTTGTATTAAATCCTCTACGACCCTTACCTACTTCGCTGATAAAGATACCCGGGATATTTGATTCACCGTATTCGTTTAATGATACGATTGCGGCTTCACCAATTCCATTACATTCAATACTGTAATAGATATTATTAGGTTCATTCGTGCATTCAGCAATATGTTTGTTAATTTGAGCCAATAGTTTAATCTGACTAGGAATATCAGTTTTATTGTGTTTCCATTCACCCACTTGAGTAGTAGTGTTTGCTTCAAATATTTGAATAGCTGATGGATCACCGCCTGTTCCAAGACTTGGATCTAAACCTACACAATAGATATTTCCTTTAGTAGGTTTCTTATACCATCGAACTTGTCCTATACGACTCACAGGTTCTATGCCTTCCATTGCAATCAGTGTGTTTGGATTAATCAATGTCTCATCAGCAATAATAAACTCGCAACCAATCTCTCGGTTAAAACGATCCTCACCAAGCTGTGACTTCATCTCAGATGCCCACTTATCATCTCGACCAGGCTGTTCACTCCAATGTGCTCTGTATGCTCTGAATCCATTAACTCCTACTTCTGTAGTGTTACCAAACTCATCTTCTGTCTTGTTAGCACCCTTCCATATAAACGCAAATTGATCCTCGTCACTGTTTGGTGTGCTTGTTATAATTGCTTTACCACCAGTTGACAATGTAGGTGTAATAGCTGTCCAGAATTCTTTAGCGATACTTGGTCTAACGAACGCAAACTCATCTAAGTATAATAGTGTAATAGACATACCACGACCTGTATTTTCAGTAGTTGTTGCACTTACAATACGACTACCATTCTCAAAGTCTAATGAGCCTTTGTTGTATGTGGTTACACCTGCTTTAATGTGGTCGGGGCAGTTTTCATATGCATAACGAATACGTTGCATAATCTCCTGAGCACCTGTGTATTTGTGTGCCGCAACTAAGATAGTACTATCAGGGACAAACATTGCGTACCAGAGTAAGTATCCTGCGGCTGATGTTGATTTACCGGACTGTCGAGGCATCAAACTTATTGAGTAACGATAGTTGTGATATGTTTCAATCAATCGTTTCTGATAAGCCCAAGGATGATAGACCATACTACCTTTAGTAGGGTGTTGTATCATAAAGAAGTTATCCATAAAGTATAGATAACCTGTATCTGGATCACAGCATTTGATAAAATCCTGTAGTTCTTTATCAGTTTTGAAAACTGTTTTAGTGTAGGGATTTTTTACTAGTGAAGGTGAATTGCTCATAACAAGTATTTATATCCGTAAAAAAACGGCAGAGCCGTTTTTTATTATTTAATATCTAATGGTCTAGCTTTAGTGACCATAATACAGTAGAACTTCTCTTTTGCTACATAATCCTCACCTTGCTCATTCTTACCTTGAATATCAAACTCTAGGTTATTGAACACATCAATATTAAAACCACAGCGTGTTATCAATGCTGCCAATTGATTTTGTCCTAGAATACTATAATGATTTAGATTCCATTCGTGTCTGCGGTCGCAATCGGGAGCAGGAACTTCAATGTAAAGTTTGCCGCCTTGCTTCAATATACGATTGTATTCCATCAAACTAAAGATAGGATATGGACTATGTTCAAGTGCGTGACGCAAAAAAATGAAGTCAACACTTTCATCAAAGTAACCATCTTTTTGTGGAATAAAACTCAAATCATATTTTGCAATACTATGACCTTTACCTTCACACAGTGCAATGTCGCCTGGACTTAGAGTAACCCCAGTAACGTTAGTATAACCACGTTCTTTCATGCCATCTAGGAAGTAACCAGGACCACAACCTAAATCTAAGATTTTACTATTTTTGGGTAAGTTGAGTGGATCAACATATTTTGTAATCATCTCTTTAGTGAGATTTTCATGCATTTGGCTATTGCCTTCATCATAGATGTGTGCAGTATATAGCCATTCGTTGTAAAATTTTAACTTGATTAAGTCGAGTGTATTGTTGATATCAATCATTGAGAATCCTGTAATTTGATATAACTACTTATTCTCAAAACTGATGATGAAATTATTTTCTTTTGTAACCCTTGAAAGGTTTAACTATGCTTTGAGCATTTGTACCGGGTAATTCTTCACTATCCATATCACCATTGTTTAAATCTACATATGCTAAGCCGGCTGCTTTATATGCCAATTTAAGCATATCCTGTTCTTCTTTGGTATAAGGATGGGTAGTATTGTGTTTACCTACCCAACTTTCAGCATCCATTACAATTGGATTTACACCATCACTACTTGCAACAGCCATCATTAAACGATTTAAATCATACAGTCTATCATAACTGTCTATTTTCTTTGAAAAAATATTTAATCCACGAGTGGCATATTGTTGACGGTTGGATATTTTTCCGACTTTACTTTCAGATATAAATTCACTTGCTCTCATTTTCTTTTATATCCCTTGAATCCCTTTATTGGACTATCTATACCGGTATCAGGTGTTTCTTCGCTATCTTTACTAGTAACTAATATTTTACCTGAAAGACCCATTTCACCTAAAGCAAAATCAATATCTTCTTCTATATCCGGATTCATATATCCAGACACTAATTGATTCTCCCCCCAAACGGACTCTTTATCCATTTTAGGTATATCACCATTACGAACAGCTCTGGCGCCTGCCAATGCAACAGCAAATCTATATTGCAAATATGCATTTTGATTTTGTAATGCTGGTATTACCCAAGTAGAAGGCATTGGTTTAGTAATTCTATCAGGCAAATTATTTTGCTCAGTTATAAACTCTTTTGCTCTCATTTTAGTTTTCTGTTGTAATGATATCATTACTTTCTGTACCCATGACAGAATTAGCATATCCATTAAGAGCGATATCAACACCCGGTATAGGATCACCAAGGAAAGTTACTTGTGATGCGATAAAGTGTAATATATATGCATTGGCAATTGGGTTGGCTAAAATTCTAACATTTCCGCTACTTACATCCATGTCGTATCTAGTCAATGCGTTACCCGCAAAGGTCATAGCATAACCAGTGAATTTTACTGCATCATTATTATTTGTAAGTTGTGCTGAGATTGTGATATCTTGGCTATTAGGAGTTCCTGGATCACTAGAACGAATTTGAAACATACCTTGCGTAAATCTATTTGCAGGGTATTCATAGATAACTTGACCCTGAGTTACTCCGCTTGTATAAGTATTGCTAGTGTTTACTGTAGTAAAAAATAGATTACTAAAGTTATTATTAATTTTTCCAAATGCTACACGTAATGGATCACCTAAACCATCGTTGGGAGTTGCACCAATATTGATATATTCTTGTGCTCCATACGGGCCGTCAGTTGTTGAGAATGTGAATAACTGTGGCTCTACTACCTCCAATGTTGTAATAGCTGACGTATTTACAACTTCTGGGATAATTTGTGGCAAACTACTTACGTTGATAACTTTTTGTGTCATTATAATTCCTAGACTATAATGTATTTATCAGTTTCCAAACATACCTTTGGGTTGTTGAATGATAACTTGACGTTTACTACGTTGGATTTCTTGTAGTGCTTTGATAGCTTGTATCTTTACTTCGTTGTCTGAACTCTTAACCATCTCGGTCAGTGCCGCAATACGTGCGGCTTCTGCTACAGTAGCATCACGACTCAATGACTTTTGTGCTTCCACGTATACTGGATAGTTATCTACTGTTGCACAACCAGTCAATAATAAACACAATGCTAATAATATGCTACTATTTTGCGATACTATCATAAATTTTCTTCTGTGCATTATACCAATCTTGCCATCCATCTACTTTGGCTGAACATTCCCAATACAATGAATAGTTATGTACAATTACTTTCATCATTTCAGTAATAGCTACTTTATCACCTTCAATCTTCTTGAGGTCTTCGCACTTCTTCATCAATTCAGGAGTAGCATTAGGAAACTTTTGAGTGACAGGAACTGTAGTAGAACATCCTGCAATAAACAATAATGAAATTAATAGATATTTCATTTCTTTGCCTCCGCAGCCTTGTTCAACTCAGCGGCTTGATTGTGTATGTCAATGAATTCTTTTGGTACTGGGCAGTTTTCAATATACTTGATTACTTCCTCTTTTTTAATGACTTCTTTATCAATGTACTTGATAATGTCACGACCTTTTTCACGGATCACTTTAGTTTTTGTTACAATCTTTTCCTGTATTTCTACATTAGTATTAGCTGATTTTGCTTCAGCTTGTGCGACTTTAGCTTCCATCTCTTTGACTCTAAGTTCCCACTCTTTATAGTCGGCCAAGCCTCCCTCTAGATATACACCCAAGACTAGCACTAACAGGCTTATGACCTGAATAGCTAGTTTATAAGCTTTAACAAAAGGAATGAATCCTAGGACGAATCCTGCGATTGTGCCCAAAATACCTAATCCAAAGATTATGTGTATTGCGGCTTCTGG